GAGATGGAACCGGAGATGGAACCGGAGATGGTACTGGAGATGGAACCGGAGATGGTACTGGAGACGGAACCGGAGATGGTACTGGAGATGGAACCGGAGATGGAACCGGAGATGGAACCGGAGATGGTACTGGAGATGGTACTGGAGATGGAACCGGAGATGGTACTGGAGATGGTACTGGAGATGGAACCGGAGATGGTACTGGAGATGGAACCGGAGATGGAACCGGAGATGGACCTGACCTAACCGACATTCTTACAGGAGGTGCTATTGTTGCGGGTTTGGGTGCTGGTGGCAGATCAAGAGAAAAGTCAATGTTTCAGCCCTTTATGACCGGACTGTCGTACCAGCCGTACCAACTTACGCCGTTGTCTTTTCAACAGAGGGATTACGCACAAGAACTTACAGGAATTATCCAAAGAAATAGTCGAGGTATGTTGACATAATGACTTACTTAAACTTAGTAAACAACGTACTTAGGCGGCTACGCGAAGACGAAGTGACTAACGTATCCGAAAGCACGTACAGCAAAATGGTTGGTGACTTTGTAAACGATGCAAAGGAGCTTGTAGAAACAGCTTGGGATTGGTCGGCGTTACGCAGTACGCTTACGATTACCACGGCTGCTGATGACTACACGTACTCTCTGACGGGTAGTGGTAACGAAGGAAAGGTGTTAAACCTTATCAACGATACCTCTAACCTGACAATGCAGTACCAAACTCAAAACTGGTTTGACGACAAGTTTTTTGTACAAACTCCTGCGTCTGGCGCACCGGAGTACTTTACGTACAACAGCGTAGACGGAAGCGGCGACACTCAGATTGACGTGTACCCAAAGCCTGACGGTGTGTACTCACTTAAGGCAAAGATGGTTCTGCGTAACGTTGCGTTAAGTGCTGACTCAGACACACTGGCTGTACCTAGCAGCCCTGTTATCCACATGGCAGTTGCTTTGCTGGCTCGTGAACGTGGAGAAACTGGCGGTACATCTACTGCTGAGTACTTTACGATTGCTGACAAGCACTTGTCTGACGCTATTGCTTTAGATGCTCAGAAGCACCCTGAAGAAACAATCTTCTACACACCGTAGGAATTATTATGGCCCAGAATCTACAAAGCATAAACTTAGTTGCTCCTGCGTTTCAAGGGATTAACACAGAAGATTCTCCTCTTGCTCAGGACACATCTTTTGCTGAGATTGCAGACAACGCGATTATTGATAGACAGGGCCGCTTGGCTTCTCGTCAGGGCAACAGCGTTATTACGACTAATAAGACAGCACTGGGTACAGACTATATCCATAATATCCATGAGTTCTACGACAGTGCTGGCAATGAAACTATATTTAGCACTGGCAATAACAAGATACTGAGCGGAACGACTACGCTGACAGACGTGACTCCCGGCTCATACACAATTACCGCTAATGATTGGAAGATCGTAAACTTCAACGACAAGGCTTACTTCTTTCAACGTGGCTATGATCCGCTTGTTCACGACAACAGCAACGGGCTGAGAACATTTACGGTAGCTAACGGTGGTGCTACCAACGCTACGTTTAAGGCAAACGAAGTTGTTGCAGCGTTTGGTAGATTGTTTATTGCAGGTAACGCTACTAACGATACAGTTATTTACTGGTCTGATTTACTAGATGGTAACGCATTTACTGGTGGGTCTAGCGGATCTATTGACGTTGCAAAGGCTTGGCCTAACGGCGCAGACAAGATTGTTGCTTTAGCGGCTCACAACGATTTCCTTGTAGTATTTGGTGAGCACAGTATAATTGTTTACGGCGGTGCTGACAGCCCTGCTAGTATGGCTATTAGCGATACCATATCAGGCGTTGGGTGTATTGACCGAAAAACTGTACAAAACATTGGCACTGACCTTTTGTTTTTGAGTGACGACGGTTTGCGTAGTTTAGGCAGAACAATACAAGAAAAGTCTTTGCCTATTTCTGATCTTAGCCGTAATGTAAAGCAAGACCTAATTGCTAAACTAGCCGCTAAGACTAGCCCTGCTACCTCTGTGTACAGCCCTGAAAACTATTTTTATCTACTAGGCTTGCCAGATAGCAACCTTATTTACTGCTTTGATCTTAGAGGCCGACTTGAAAACGGATCGTACCGTGTAACCAAGTGGCCTAGTGTTGACTTCAAAAGTTTTGCTAGGGATCGCAACGGCGACGTTTACATAGGAACTACAGATGGAATAGGCAAGTACAGTGGGTACGACGACAACAACTCTTCTTACGTGTTCCGTTACTCTAGTCCCGGACTTACGTTTGGTGATGCGTCCAAACTAAAGTTACTGAAAAAAATTAGACCTACTATTGTTGGCGGCAACGGCTCAGACATTGTTCTTAGTTGGACGTACGACTTTTCAGTTCAGGCGAATACGTCAAGGTTTAGGGTAGGTACGGCTACTCCGGGTTTTTACGGAGTGTCAGAGTACACTCAAGTAGAGTTTAGTTTGGGTGACTTGATTAGCCGAAAGTCTTTAAACTGTACGGGCAACGGGTCTGTTGTTTCTGTAGGACTACAAACAGAAGTAAACGGAAATGCCATATCTTTACAGGAAATGAATGTATTAGCACTTATAGGTAAAACAGTATGATTAAGTATAATGTTGGGAGGGTCTTCTAATGGCTTGGTATGATCCTATTATAAAAGGCGTAGTAGACTTTGCATCAAACGTAGGGACTGATTTGGTAGAAAACGCCTCTCAAACTGCTATGGGTGCTGGTGGATTGGCGCTTTTAAGCAAAGCGTACGACGATTTAGGCGACATAGGCGATCAAGCATTAAGAGATGTTGATCCTATTGCTCAAGCTGGCCTGTATCAAACATCTTTCCGTCCGTTCACTGTTACAACAGGCACAGGTTCTAGCTTTGGGGTAGGCATTCCTGCACCGTATTTCCCCACAATGACGCCAGAAGCCCGTATTCAGCAGCTTATGGACACTCAAGGGATAACTAGAGAGCAAGCTATAGCTAACCAACAAACCTCGTTAATGCGTGGGTTTGATATTAACAACGACGGCGTTGTGACTAACGCAGAGTTTGCTGCAGCTAGAAACGCTGGCCTTACAAGTTTTCCCAATACAGGAGCAGTTACCGGAGGAACAGGTGGTGCTACAGGTGGTGCTACAGGCGGTGCTACAACCTCACAAAACTCTGCTGCTGCTGTTGCTGTAAGAGAAGAAACGGTGACAACACCGCTTGGTAATTATACAATAGGTTACGACGCCAACGGAAACCCAGTTAGTGTAAACGGTACGCCTGTACCCACCCAAGCTGGCACTACGCAGGGAACTACCCAAGGTACTACCCAAGGTACTACAGGTGGTGCTGCTGGGGCGTTGACGGGCGGCATAGGCCCAATGATAAACCCTAATTTACAATTTAAGTTAAGCGAAGCAGAAAGAAATATAACAACAAACGCACTTACGGGCGCTAAAAGTCTTTTGGATGATGTGACAACAGCCAGAGCCACTAGAGAGCAATCCGTGTACGACAGGATAAGGGCTACTCAAGAGGCTGAAGAAAAGCGTCAGCGTTTAGCTCTTGAAGAAAGGCTGGCTAATCAAGGACGTTTAGGTGTTCGCACAGCAATGTTTGGTGGCACACCGGAGCAGCTTGCGCTTGCACAGGCCCAAGAGGAAGCGAAGAACAGGGCTTCTCTTATGGCTATACAACAGGCTCAAGCAGAGCAAGCACAACAGGCTCAACTTGGAACACAAATGTTGGGCGCTGCTTATCTGCCACAGGCGCAAGCTCTTAATATGTTCCAGCAAGGCTTGGCAGCATCTGAGTTGGCTCAACGTGGTCAGTTGGCTGGAGCAAGTATGTTTGGTGAAGCTAAGATGTCTGGACTTGAGGCGCTGTTGGGTGCTGGCTTAGGCCAAGCTAACCTGATTGGTGCAGCAGGTACAGGTTTGTTAGGCGGGGCATTAGGTTAAACTGGAGAAAGACAATGGCTAGATTTGGACAAGGACTTATACAAGGTTTAACCAACCCTCAGTTTCAA